CTGAGTTTCTGGGGTTTTGAAATATTCTTTTGAAATAAAGTAATTATCTCTTTGATAGTTCAACACCCTTATTTTATGTGCTTTTTAAGTATTTTTGTTACTAACCTGTATCTAACATATAGGTCTTTATACTATTTAACACTCAATGTTATTAGCTTGGTTTCTTTATTATATCCAATATTAAAAACATCAGATAAGTCTCTCACTTTAATGTAAGTATAACCATCTTTATTAATTGTGTTAAGACTTTTTACCTTACCATTTATTTTAACATTTTGCTTCATAATCTGCTCCCCCTTAGCTACTAATCTATTCTTAAAATCTTGCCAAGCCTTATTGTCTCTTACAAAAGGTGCCGGACAATTTTTGCCAGTAACGTCATAGTGCCTGATTACATTCGCAATAGGTACATTGTATTTAGTCATAAGCATTTTTACAAGCTCAACAGCATTATCAACAGTCTTATCCTTAAAGTAATAATTTCCTTTACTATCTTTTCTAGAACATAACTCAACACCTAAACTATTGCTATTTCTGCAATAAGGGTGTTTATAGCTATTAGCTCCACAATGCCAAGCTACATTTTTATCTTCTACTGACTGATAGATGTTGTTTTCATCAACAAAGTAATGAGCGGATGAACCCCTATAACTTTTAAAATAATTAGTATTACCATAAGCAGTATCACCATTATTAGCTGTAAAATGCACAACTATGTACTTAATTCTATTAATAGAGCCGTTGTTAAAATTTTGTGTTGTAATATTTCTTTTAATCTCCATTCTTATCACTCCTTTATCTCTGGTAATCCTGCCACACTTGTTAATAAAGACAACACACCAGCTAATACTGTAGCAGACACCACCGCAATCCAATTTACATCATCTAGCACTACTGCTGTACCAATCATAGCAATACTTGTCTGTGCCATGGTCTTGATTGCTCTTATAGCAGCCGCTTTAAACCAATTTTTCATATTTTCAACCTCCTTAATTCTCTTTCAAATATTTATTATCACTTATAATTTTATTCTCAGTTAAAGCCTCTGTTGGTAGTTCTTTAAGTCTCTCATAAAGTTCTGTACCAACATCATTACCACCTAAAGCGTGGTATTGTTCATAAATTCTTGTTGAAACTTCCATTGCATAGATAGGGCAATAACCTCTTTCAGTCCACTTATTATATGAGTCATACAGAGCTTGCCTTAATAGTGCTACCACACCCTCTTTTACTGCATCTTGTTCTTTTATTTTTTTCATAAGCTCTTTTTTCAAGCCTTTGTAGCATAGTCCTAAAAAGCCTGTAAAAATTGCAAATAATAAATCTAGCCAATAACTTTGTATTAATTCTTTCATCTAGCACCTCTTTTTACAAAATTTGTGTATCATTTATGTATATAGCACAAGAATTTAATGTGACTCCAGACTTATCACCATAAAGATTTATTCTAAAAGAAATATCCTTTAAGCTTGATTTTATCTCCCAAGTTTTTTCTTTAGAATTTAAACTTTTATGTACAATATTTGTGCCGTTTGATAGCAACCAAATAGACACATCATATTCTTTGCAATCAGCCGGTACAGATACATCATATACGCACTTAATTACATCATTTGAGCGCAATCTAAGTTTTGTTGATACAAATGAAGCTGATGAATTTAAAGCAGGTTTAGTATTCCACATTTTAGGTATTGCAGTGTATATTTTATTAAGAGTTAAATCACCGCCCGTTGCTTCATTGAATTCTGTAAGTTTGAAATTAAGATTAGTAAAATCTCTTTTATCTTCAAAAACAAGTTGTGCTTTATTACTCGCGTCACCAACATACATCTTTAGCACTTTACGAGCTTTATTGTTTACATCACCAACATATATACTTGCAACATTTCTTGAAATATTGTTGCTATCACCACTATAAACAGCCATTTATGTTGCCCCCTTATTCAATTATTAGAATAATATTGCCACTGCTTAACGGTGATACTCCAGCTGTAACATTATCTTCTGTACGCATCGTAATTCTTGCGTTAGTATACACTTCGCTACCATCTACATTAAGTTTAGCTGTTAAATTCGGACCCGCTTTAATGTTTAATGAACCTGGACTTTCTTCAATTATTCTAGCTGTATAATCATTTGTAGCACCCGCTGTTTGGTCAGTGTTTATGGCTTGATTGTGGTGAAAATCCACATATCCCCCTTGATTTGTTGATGTATTATTATTAGTTTTTCCAAATACTTCTAATGCTCTTGAGTATAGTTTATCATTTGCAATTATTGCTCTTGCTATTAAATCACCATTTATTTGACCACCGGTTATAGGAAAAAATGTACTTGTATCTACATCTAAGCTTGTCTTTCCTCTTGTTAAAGTTATGCTTTTAGTGTTATTAATTTTATCAGAATCCGCTGTTTCTGAACTAGGTAATAATTTAGCACAGCTTGACCAAGCAGAAGATATTACTGTTATTGTAAGGGTAACACTATCATTAGCGGAATTTAATACATCTGTGTTTAATGTTAAGTACACTTTATGAGAATTTGCAGCCCATACTGTTTCTACAGAAGCTTTAGAAAAAAGCTGAGTAGCATATGCAGCATTACTTAAACAAGTAATAGTTTTCTCATTTGAGTTAAAACTTGTACTAACTGCCAATACAAGAGAATGATGCTTTAGTGAGCCAGAGGCTTCAACAATTATAAGTGCTGAGCCATTGCTATAGTGACCTTTTTCAGCAACAATAATGTGACTTCCTTTTGAAATACTATTTGTTGATAAAGTTCTAGTCTGAACAACAGTTTTACTCACAGGTAAGTTAGTATTTTCTTTGGCAATCTTATTTATGACCTCGTCAATAATATCAAAATTATTATTAAAATCATCTACATTATAATAGTCTGTTTGCGCGGGCTTTGTTAAATTATAATTTTCTGTTTTTGTTGACATTTAATCACCTCAATTTTTTAGCATTTAATTCTTTATGTGTATAGTTGTTAAGCTCTTTATGTTGATATGATGCTAAATCAGCATGCTTATTATACGCAAGGTTTATTTCATATGTAAGGTTTAAGGGTAATACTTTTTCTAGTAATTCTGCAACTGCATTTTTAAGATTTTGTGCAGATAACTCTAAATTAAAAATAACATGACATTTAATAGGGTCAATAGATATTCTATACTTATCCTTACCAATTAAAGTATCTAATTTAGTTCTTAAGCTTGTATTATCTCCTAGTAACTTACTTCTTATTTTAAATCGTCTTACATCAGCACTTGTATCTGTAACTTCAATATCTAACACGTTTTCCCATATTTCAAGCCCTACACCAGTTGCTGTACTAAGATAAAGTTCGCTTATAAGATTATTTTTATTTTCTTCAAATTCATTTAAGAATTTATCAAAAATATTGCTAATAATTTGTATTTCATAAACATCTCTTAATACAAGTGGGTAGTATTCTATATATTTCATTCAAGTCCACCACCTATTTCAAACGCAATTAATTGTTTTTCGTTAAGAGTAATGTATGAACTACCTTCTATGTCAACATTTTCTATATTTTCTACACCATCTACATCAATACATCTTGCAAGTATTTGCGCTGCATATATTTTTTTAGTTGTTCGGTTCTCCCAATCCGAATTTATTTCGTTTGCATACTCTGATAAAATATTTTCTACTGCCAATTTTATAGCATCTTTGTCAGCATTTTCTGTATATTCTACATCGTTAAAATATATATCTTTACTAACATATGTAACTGTATTCACTTCGACACTATGCCCAATTGGTGCAATACCTTCACCCAAGCCTGTAAATTCAGCAGGGTCTAATTTTTCTTTTACACTATTAATAAGCTCATCCGATGCTGGACTTCCTTCACTATCCGTTATAATAATTTCTACAGTACCTCCACCATTTGGTGTTCTGTTAGCTTTTACTTGTCCAACGCCTTCCATTTCTTTTACCCATTTAATATAGTTTGCACGATTACCACCAAAAGCATCAGAATTTATACTATCAAAATATCTTTGTCTAAATGTTTCAGTATCTTCTTCCTCTTCGCCAGGAATTATTAATTCAGTTATTTCTGCTTTTGTAAGACCAGAAATTGTTGCTATTGGTGTAAGAGTACCAAAATGTTTATTTCCGTCTTCGCCAGTTGTATCACACATAATTTGCCAACAGCCAGGAATGATATTACCTTTACTTACAACTATATTATTACCATCATTGTCTGTAACTGTAATATCTACATCCGTATTATTAGTCATTTGAGCTACCAAGGTATAGTTTATTTTATCTAAATTAAACCTATCACCTGTACTTACAACTTCACCTATATAATTTCCGTCACTACTATTAAAGTTAAACTCTGCTTTTAAAATAGCACTTGTTGAGTCTTCGGGAGTAATACCTCTTTCTTTTGCTATTTTTACAAGATAGTCCCTTTCAGCAGAATCAGCAAAAGCATTATTCAATATTGTGTCAAGTCCCATATAGGCATTAGCTAATTCAAGAGCAGCAGGAGATAAAGTATCAAAGATTATACTTCCTTCGCGTTTATCTACATCTGTAGCTACATTCGAGAGCATTTCAGCTAATAAATTATCATAACTATAGTCCTCAAACATTAAATACCACATCCTTTACATCCACATTATAATATTTAGTTACAACCGTAAAACTGACATTATACACATTATGCTTTATACTAAAATTAAAGTCAGTCACATTTAATATTCGGTCATCTTGCAATAAAGCTTCTTTTATTCGGCTCAAAAGAATTGGTATTACATACTGTCTTTCTCTACCAAATAAATCGTTAAGCTCAATTCCATAGTTCCAGGAATACATAGCATAGTCGTATCTTTCTGTCATTAATATAAGATAGACTGCCTGGCGTATTATTTCTTTATAATCTTCATACACTGCAACAATACGCTTATTTTCTTTATCTAACTTATATGTAGCACTTGTTTGCTTTAAGTCATCATAGTTACTAATAAGTTCATAATTTGCACTTTCAGGTAGCACTTAATCACCTCCAGCTATAACATCAGCAACATAATAAGCTTGTCCACCTTGCATTTTAATAATTACTAACCTGTTACCTCTTTTTAAGTTGGCTGGTCTTATATTACCAAAAACACAAAAAGTTTCATCGAGTTCGAGCTTTTCTGACAAACGAACTGCAAATTGTCCATCATTTTCATAATCTTTAGATACAGTGCCGAAAACTACTTCCGTAGGGTTGCTTGCCCTAACTGCATCCATAGCGATACTTTTAATTAGTTTAACTAACTCAACCGACATAAGGACTACCTCCTAATAATGTTAAATCACAGCTATACTTAGCGCCAAATCTGTGTACAGCCTTTTTTATTATTACCTGTGCACTTTTAAAAACAACGTCACCTAAATTTAGATTGGCATATATAGATGCACCTGCTCTTAATCTAATATCCCCAAAGCAATCTTTTACAGTAAGTTCTCTTTTCTTTTCGCTATAGAGCTTAAGAACTGATTTACCAAAAGCTGCTGGGTTATCATCTTTTTCTAATTTACAAGTAAGCTGTAAAACACCCCACTTGTTAATAAGTTCAGCATTTCTGAATATATATTTTGCTCTATTACCAGTTGAGTCATCATCTCGATAAAACTGTATCTGGTTATAAACTTCATCGTCTATACTAGATGTATAGTCCATATCTTCACAGGTTTCATCATCGAGCAGATAGTCTGTCTTTAAATCTTCAATTCGCTTTAAGCATAGTAGCCCATAGTCATCATAAAATATATACATATTACCTGTTGCGCTTTCGGTAAGTTCTCTTGCATTCTTTATAATATCAAATAGAGTTTCATTATCTTCAACTCTGCCGGGTATCGAATACTTCGTATCAACAAGCTTACTTTGGCTTACTTTTAATCTATAGTCCATAGCAATCATTATAATTACATCTCTTAAAGTCTTGTTTTTATAGCAGTAAGTATCTTTGTTTTTTAAATATCTTAATTGGTCATAGGCAGTACAGTTAATTTCTTTACCTTTACTTCTTGATTTACTAAATAAATAACCATAAAAAACGCCAACACCATTTTTTAAAAATGCTACAACATTACCTTCTTGTATATCTAATGCTGGGTCCTTTAAAACAGTAAATTCTAACTTACCTGCTGCATCTTTCCATTCTGTAGTCCAAGTTACTTCTCCAACAACTAATGGTTGATAATCTACTCCTTTGTTTATTATATGTAACTCATAACGAGCGTCTTTATTTCCTTGAATATTTATATAAGCATTATCGTTTAATGTTCCTGCAACATTTACTACACTTATAACGGATGTAGAACATAAATCAACTTTATCTTTCTTTTTAGTATCACTTTCATACATTCCACCATCTGCACTTGCGCCACTAAAATAACTACCTAAGTTCACAATTTTAGTTATTGTTTTAGCTCCCCATTCAGGGTGGCAACTAGAAGTACCAGGATTTGCATGTTTGGGATTGTACCATTTTGATTTATCAACAACAAACTCAATTACACATTTACCACTCAAATGACCCCATTTATTACAACCAGCATCATTTTGATTTTTAATGTCGCCTATGATACATTTAAGCACATTTCCGTTGCTTTGATATACATCAATATAGTCGCCTACACTACCGTAAGTGGTTGTACACGCGACAACATATCGACCATTTATAATACCAAAGCCTTCACTATCGAAATTTTGTCCGGCTTGAGACTTAAGCTTATACTGTACTGATGTCTTCGAAGTAATTAATTGCCAACCCATATAAGTAAATACGCTACCCAAGCCTGAGGGTAGCGTTATTGTTTTTGTAGGTATAGTAGCTGGAGAAGCACTTTCAGCACTATACGCCGGAGAAAAAAAGCCCGACAACTCATTAGATGAAAGAGTATAGTTTCTTGTTTTAACAGCATTACTACTATTACCTTCAACAGTAGTAAATGAATTTCCGCTAGCTGAAACAACAAGTCCTGTATGGCTACAGCCATTTTTTTGTATCATAATATCGCCTGGCTTTGGCTTATAACCTGAGGTTTTTGAATAGTATCTATTATTTTTCTTAGCAAAATCAAGGAAGCCCGATACTGCCGCCGTTTTTGGAGCTATTGATGTAGGAACACCCGCTTGATTTAGGCACCAAGAAACGAACATAGCACACCATTCATCAGTGAACCCATACCAGCGGGTATACTTGTTCGGTCTACCTTTTATTGCTAAAGTAGCTTCTTGATTTGCAATTTTAACAACATCACTTGCACTTGCCAAAAAGCAACACCCCCTTATTACTTAAGTTTTAGTACCTGTCCTGGGTAAATAAGATTAGGATTTTTGATTTTATCTTTATTTAGATTGTATACTTCTTTCCACTTACTTCCGTCACCCAATTCTTTTTTACATATTAATATTAAATAGTCACCAGGCTTAACTGTATATGTAGATGGTGTAGTTTTACTACTCGTATCTCTAGCTTTTACAGTAGTAGCTGTAGTTTTATTAGTCTTTTTATCTGTAACTAATTTAACAGTCTTTGTACTATAATCTAAATATTTTTTAAAAGTGACACTAATTACTTTGTCAAATCCGTTGTCAGTATTATCTTCATCTGTAAATTCTTCAATTGTACATTTACATTTATTTAAAATACCGTCTAAATCATTTACGTATACTGGATTTTCAGTATCATTGTTAGGAATATCAATTTTAAAGGTCCCATTTTCTTCCCCTAAATCCCAAACCCCATTAGGTTTAGTTCTTATTATCATGAAGTCAAAAGGTTTTGCTTTTGCCATTAATGTATTAAAATGTGTAAGGTAAAAATCTTGTGACCTTAATTCTTGCTTGTCAGAAATTATATTTACAAATGGATACTTTACTTTGGGTAGTAAAAAATCCATAGACCATTCAGTTAAACCAGGTTCTTGCAAATTAAGAACCGTTTTTCCACCTAAAAGCTCTATTTCTTCATTTTTACCTGGGACTTTTCGAGTTATCTTAGATGGTGTTACAGGCATTAGAACATTTTCAACATAAATTAAATATGCCATTGCTTACACCCCCTCTACTGATACAGCCGCAGCTTCTGTTATACGCTTTTCCATCTCACGCATAACATCACCAATACTTAAGCTGCTCGCAATTTGGTTTGACATACCTGACATATCTACTGTTATTTGTTTAGTTGTATAGTTAGCAATTCTTTCTTTGCTTACACTATCTTTTATCATGCTTAAAATATCATCTGAATGCTTAACCTCTTTCTTAATATCATCAGTGTTTGACTTAATTCCATTAAGAGCATCTTCGCCAGAATCTGTAGTTGGATTTAACAAATCTTCTGCATTATTCTTAAGCCAATCAGATACACCTGATATTTTGTCCGAAATAGCACTTGAAACCTTGTCGCCGAATTCAACACCCACATTCCATGCTGTACCATATTCCACTCTCTGCAATGGAACTTCTGGGGCATCTCTGCTTATTGTTATAGCGTTTTCATTTTTACCCCACGCAAGTACATTATCTTGTAAACTTGAAAGCCCAGCAGTCCAGTCTGTACCAAAAATTGCATCTATTATCTTTGTAACAACCTTACCTAAATCTAAGAACCAAGAAATGATTTGCCCAATAAGATTTGCTACTGCATCACCAAAGCTATTAAATCCACCGTTACAAGCATTTAAAATCCACTCTATTATGCCTAAAAATGGAGTAACAAAAATAGACCAAATTATTTGTATTATTCCATTAAGTAAGCCAACTACAGTATTATAAATAAAAGCTCCTGCAACAGCTAAAGCTCCACATATTATACCCAGTGCTGATTGGGCTGCACCTGTTACATCTGCAATCCAATTACATAGAGCTATTAATATAGCTATTAATGCAATAATTAATATAATTATCCAAAATATAGGGCAGGCTAAAATAGCTGTATTTAAGCCGTATTGTGCCGCTGTTGCAGCAGCAGTAGCAGACGCCTCTGTTCCTGTCGCAGCAGCATGAGCAAATGAAGCCATACATAATGCTATTTTTACACCTGTACTAATAAGTTCGATAGCTTTAATAAGTAATAGCCAGCCGTAGTATATAGCTAAAGCAGCAGCTACGCCATATATAATAGGACCTATGACATTCCAATTTTGAGCTACAAGTCCTGCTATATTTCCAATAGCTTCAAAAATATCAATAACCACATCAGCTAAAACAGCTAAAACTTCTATTGCTCCTGTTACAAAATTTTGAAAGCCTTCACTATTAGCAAGTTCATTCAGTCTGTCTAACACGGGCTTAAAAGCCATTGTTGCGGTGTTTTGAAACTTTGTCCACATTTGTCCCCAAGTCATAGGCATCTTTTCAAATCTTTCATTTATTTCATCACTTGCTTCAAAAATAGCGTTTTTAACAACATCTGCTGTAAGCTGTCCGTCAGCAGCCATTTCTCGTATTTCACCAATAGGTTTTCCTAGATAATCAGCTATGTTTTGGATAAGGTTTGGAGCATTTTCAAAGATAGAATTTAATTCATCACCTCGAAGCACACCAGAGCCTAGCGCCTGCGATAACTGTAGCATAGCATTAGATGCCTCAGAAGTAGTAGCCCCTGCGATTGTCATTTGCTTTTGTACCAAATTGGCAAATGCAACTACTTCATCTGAACCGCTAAAAGCATCTTTTGCATTATTACCAAATCTAGCAACAACAGCGGCAGTATCTGTTAAAGAACCTCTTGCATCTTGTGCAGAAGCATATATTTTTTTAAATAAATCATCTACACTACCTGTTTCACTAAAGTTATCTAAAAGTAAATTTAATCTTGCTTGCGTTTGCGTTACTTCATCTGACAAACCTAAAACTTGTCCTGCACCTTTTATACTTAAATACGCAGCAGTAATTCCTTTAAGCTTGCTTAGGAGTCCATTTGTAGCATTAGTTCCTTTTGCAATTTCTTGATTAAATTTACCTTGTTCAGAAACATTATCTCTGATATACCTTTCTGCACTACTAATATTTGCTACAAGTCTTGCATATTCTGCATTTGCTGTAGCAGGGTCCATATTTGTTAAAGCACTATTTAATCTTGTTTGTGCTTGTGTTGCTTGATATAATTGTGTTCTCAAATATTCAAGTCCCGCATTAGCAGTATCTGAGCCAATATTTACTGGGTTATTTTCAATTTGCTGTATTCTTTGCTGTATAGCTGTTAATCTACCTAATGTATTATTTAACTCTGCTGTTTGGTTAGGTCTTAGAACACTTGCAGAATTACTGTTAATAGTAGATTGTGTCGCAATAAGATTTTCCATTAAGGTATTAGCATTAGCAATTTCTTGATTAAATCTTTCAACCCCAGTGTTTGTAAAAACTAAAGGTCCTACATTTTCAAAATCATAAGTTACTGGAACTTTAACAGGTGGGATACTCTGAGAAGACTGCTTTAGTGCTTCAATTTGTTCTTGACAAACTTTTGCTGCTGTTTCAGCTTCTTTTAAACATTCTTTTGCCCCTTCAAACGAACTCATATCTATGTCGGCATCTAAAGCAGATTGAATATCATTAATTCCTGAAAGCATTAAGTTCATTGCTGAGTGCATAGATGTAAATGTACTACTAAAATTGTCATACAACTCAATAGAACTTGATATTGTCAATACACTCACCTCTTTTTAGCTTTTTTCATCTTCTTCTTTTGTTTTTCATCTTCTTTTACTTTTCGTTCTACAGCAGCAAAAATAAAAGCTTTTTCCTGCTCATCCATATCAACGAATTCACAAGGCCTAATATGTAATTCAAACAGACAGTAATACACAAAACTTGCTTCACTGTCTGTTTCTATTAGTTTTTTGCTTCTTCAATTTTTTCATTAATTTCCTTATTATAGCCATTGTATTTCTGAATAAAAGCAGCGAGGTCATCGTATTCACCAGGGTTATCTAACATAGCCATTAAAAGGTCCTCTGGTGTGTTTACTCCATAGCTATCCTGAAGTTCAGCATCGTATAAATTAGGTGTAACTGTAGATGCGACAATCATATCAAGCACATAGGCTTCGCCATTAATTCTCTGTCTAAACGCACCAAATTTACCTGGAATAGGCACTTCCTTAATATTTTTTTCTCTTAATTCCTTATTTTCCTTTGTAGTGATATGTCTGAATTCCCATTCTGGACTCTTACCGTTTTCATCAACAATAGATGTTGTTGCAACGCGTCTTACATTTTCCTTTACTACCTTGTTAGCTTTCATAAAAGCATTAAATTTTGACATAATTTTATCCTCCATAATTATAATAATTAAAACAAATAAGGCAGGCTGTATTACATAGCCTGCCAAAATATTTAGTTAGCTAAAAAACCATCAAGCTGTTTAAAGCTTTCAGGGATTGAGAAGTCCTCAAATGTACCTTCTATTTCTTCATCAATGTATTCACCATCTGCATCAAACTTAGCAAGAATACCACCGTCAGTATTACAGTCATAAAGTATAACAGTCTGACTTTTTGCAGTAGAAGTTGGGTCATTATTTTCAATTTGCATATCAAAGTATACATCTTCGCCTGTATTCTTATAATCTTCAAGAACTTTTCTAAGCACTGACTGATTGTAGTGCATTGTACCACTAAAAGTACCTTCCATACCTGTTGACTTGTGTCCGGTCATAATCGCACCAAGTCTTGGTATAGTTGACTTTGCTTTTTCAAGCTTTACTTCCATATCAATCATATTTGCAAAATTATACCTATTCCCATTTAATGTTATAAAACATTTAGCTAATTTTGCAGCAATAGCATCTTTTGCATTCATTGTTATGTTTTTAGCCATTATATTCTAACCTCCTTAATTAACTTTTACAGTCATATATAATTGCTCCATGCAATTTACAACTGTTACAGGTGTATTAACAACAACAGCTTTCTTAACTTCTCCTTGTTCTACAACAACATCTGTATCTGTAAAATCTTCAATAGCTCTAAGAGTTTCAAGATTCTTTAGATACTTTACAATATCTGCCCAAAGTGCAATTCTACCCGCATTATCGTTAGGCATTACACCAAGATAACGAGTATTAAATATTGTTGCTATATCCATACCGATTTGGTCGCATACTCGCATAGTTTGATTAGAGCAAAATAAATTACTCTTTTCTACTGTTGTTGTGACCAATGAATTAATATCGGTAAGAATTCTATAATCAGACCCTACTTTATGAAGCTTTAATTCACCGTTGTTGATTGCCTGTTCAAGACCTGTCTGTGTATCAGAGCAAACAGGTGTATATTCTCCATCATATTTTTTATTAGTGCAACTCTTGTTAATTTCACAAGTTGCTTCTGCACCACCTACCCACCAAATAAGACTCTCAGCATTTTCTTCAGCACCTGTTGTTAGATTTATTACTCCTTCATAATCGGCCGCGTAATTATAAACAACAGTCTGAAATTTAATACCCGCTCTATCACGAAGTCTTTTTGTAAAACTTACAAAAAGTGACTTAATTACATCAGAAATAGAGTCACAAATAAGAGTATTAAAAGAATAGCTTTCTATAGCGGATAAAAAGCTTTGATAACTTGAGCCTGTAGCTTTTATTGCGGTGCCGCCAGTTAAAAAAGTTCCTGATGTTTCTTTTAAAGATGTGTTATGCTTCCAGTACACAAAATCATTATCAACTAACTTATCTATCCCACTAACAGTCTGCTTGTCTACAAGAGCATCTGAAATAGCACCCTCGTATACTATTTCAATTTTAGACATTCTTATCTTACTTACGCCATATACATAAATATCTTTTGTTGCTTCATCATCGGCCACAATTGTAAAAGTCGCAACATCTCCGCGTATTGTTGGTTCAACTGTTGCGGCATTTACACCGTCTGAAAAAATTTTAACCGCATCTTGTGTGTTATTAATACAAGTAACTTTAATCTTGCAAGGGACAACTAGATTCGCAAAACATAAAGCTCTGTTGATAGGCTTACCTTTTTCATCAAAATCACTATTTTCACGTGCACCATCAATTATACAAGACCAAGGGTTAGTTCCATCTGAAGTATCTTGTGTAATTGTAGCTTTTCCACCAACATTTATAATATCTGGTGATATGCTTGTGGTTGGTGTTTTTATGTTTCCAAAATCATAAAGTTTATTAGACTCAACATTTTTATCTATACTACGCATATAAGTACACACGTCATACAGGTCTGTGTTATCTGCATTCTTTGCTATTGTATAGAAAATATCATTTCCCCTTGTACCTGAGCATTTTGCAGAAGCAAGTTCTGCAGTTGCAGAGTTACCACTATTTACTCTATAGAAATAACATTTTTGTGCGTTCTTAAATAAATCTCTATAAGGTTTCATTGCATCATCCGTATATGGATAACCAAATATTTTTAGTGAATTTTTTTCAAATTCCTCTGCTGATAATTCAATAACCTCATCTTCAACACCCCAGTTAAGATTTAATGGTGCAGCACACACGCCTCTTTCTCCAAATACAACGCCCGCATTTGCTGTAGATATAAAGTTAATGTACGCACCTGGTAAAACCTTATTTTGAGTTACAAAAGTACCTCCGCCTAAAGCCATACCCTACACCTCACTTTCTAAAAACTCTTTAAGTAGCTGGTCTACCTCGCTGAATGTATACTTACGATTACCTAATATTGTATTTAAAACATCGACATATTTTGAATACTTTTTACTAGCTGTTATCTGTTCTTTAGAATAATTTGTTTCCACTTCTATTGCAGCTTTTGCTGGATTTTCTTCAGTAGCTTCAACCGAATTCAATGCTGTAGTTTCCACAGCTGTAGATTTTCTAGTTGCCATTTTTTATCATTCCTTTCTGTATAAGAATTTCCATTTTTTCAACATCATTTTCAACGATGACGAACATGTCATAGTTTATTGTTAATGTTAAAATACCATCATAAATGTTTGTATCAATACCTTTTCCTAATAACGGCTCAGAGTCAAGTTCTATAAATTCAAGTGCTTTATACATTCTATCTATAACACTAAAACATTCTGTTCTATAGTCCTTAGACTTAGGAAAATACTGAATTGCAAACTGATTTTCTCTATAGTAACGATTTCCACAAAACCTAGTTATTTTAGGATTTATACACTGAACAAAAAAGCAAGGTTCTTTCAAACCTTGCTCTACATCTTCTGTATAAATGTTGTATTCTTCGCCAAACTCACTATAGAGGGCTTGGCTTATCCCTTTAATAATCTTATTAATCATAACGCATCACCTGATTAAGGAAGTTTCGTACGCGCCTTTCAAGTACCGCAGGAGTAAGTTTATTCACTTCTTTTGTTGATATAGTCAGCATAAACTTTCCAGGTACCCATTTTCTGTGGTTCACAGTTCTGTGTCCATATTCAACATAGGCAGCATATTCAAGATTATTACTTACGATTACCTTATAACAATTACCTGTACGCGTAATACTTGATACGGTCCAAGCTCTTCTAAGGTCACCAGTATCAACTGGAGTTCGAAGTTTAGCTCTTGCTAATACTTCAGCACCTAAATCATTTATACAGCGTTCAATCATAGCTTTAGCTTTGATTTCTTGCTTTTCTAAATGTTTTGCAAATTTTTTTAATTCACTAAAATCGCATCTACCTGTCTTTGCCATATTAACTCCACCTTTCAAATATTTCCAGAGTTATTTCTTGATGCGTTGTATACACAGCAGGTACCCCAGAACTTTTATAAATGCCTTCGCGATTATTTTGATTAACAAATATTTTTGAGCCAGGTTGTATAGTCAAATCGGGTGACATAAAAAGCTTTATATTTTGTACTTTTTCTTGTACTGTATCATTATTTTTAGTTGTAGGTGATGTGGTTTCAAAAGAAAGTCTACAAGGTTGATTTTCAACAATCATCTGCTCAATTTGCCTTGTTTGTTTTGTATCTTCATCTCGGATATTATTAAGTTCATATATTGAGCAAGTTCCACTGTACAAACTTTCTATATGTTTTCTTGCAGAATTAAAAACACTCATTCTTACCACCTTAACTTTCTAAATGCGATAAGTTCAGCATCTCTATTACAGAGCCTATCTAATAAAGTAATATATCTTGAAGCTGCACTTGTATTATTATCATAAGTATAACCTACACTTGTGTCTCCTTCAGATATATTACTTATTCTTCCTGCGTTAAAGTCAATGCTATCACAAACATTTTCACCAACACTAGACTTAGTTCTTAGTAGTGTACCTGCTGCCATATCAACAGCAACAAAATAAAGCTCAGGTGGAATAACAGTAATGTTACAAAAATTCTTTATATACTGCTCTGTTCCATTTATCGCAAATTGAATAAGCACTAAATCACTATCATTAACATTATAACCTAGTGATTTAAGTTTCTCAGTTACATCTTCTTGTTTAATATTCATGAAATCAGCCTCTTGAAACAATTCTAGCAATAGGGATAGCCTTATGATTAATAACCTTACCACTACCGTCATTAACAATCTCCCAGTTACTACCGTCTTTTAATTCTTCATTAGTAGGAGATAATGTTTTCTGATTTTTCTTTGTATAACTAATACCATAAGGAGCATAGCACTTTCTCTGTCTTGCATATAAGGTATCTTGTCCACCATGTGTCTTAGGGTCTCGGCTCATTTCAAATGGTACTTTAGCCCCAATATTTTCGTAATCAAAAGCACCCGCACCAAGGATATATGTTGTATATTTAGTGTATCCATCACCCTGATCCTTAGAGCTTTCAGCAACATCAGCAACCGGCATATCATCGTCAATGATAACAGTTCTTCCGTTCCAAGTAGCAAGCCCAAGTTCTCTTTCAATACCGTTTGCATCAGTCTGCTTCAAATAAGCCAAGAGTTTAAGATTTTCAAGATTAGTGGCTACAGTAGAGTGCATAATTACCATCGTGAACTTACTTTTGTTGTCGCCACCAGCCTTCTGAATAGCACTATTAAGAGTAGCTGGACCAGCCATACCATCATCTATTGCTGTTATATCATAAGTGTGCTGGTCCACAAATTTCTTATTCTTTGTACCTGTCATATTGAATATACCCTCAAGGATAGCAAGCAGCGTACTTTGGTCAACACTATCAAAGTATTCTGACACCTGCTGTGCCACATTATCCATAAAGTTTACACCGCTAGTAATATCAACAGCAAAGTCGCCCTCAGTCCAAGCCTTAGCTCTACCCACAACGACTACACCTCTTTCGTATGTAGTAGTGCTTGTTGCTGTAATATCAGTCTGACCGTCATAGTTTAGTACATCGCCATCTAAAAGACCATACATAGGTAATATTGCATAGGCTGTACCAGTCTGAGAATTAAAAGCATTTCTAATCTCAGTATTGCCTTTTAATGCTCCACTCTTAATTAATTCATTTTTTTTAAGCTGTGGAATTCTCTCCACATACTTACCAAAAGCCTGTGGATTAAACGTCTTACTATCAAATTTCATTTATTACTCCTCCTTTTAAATCGTTGCTCCTGGATTATCTTCCAAGTAAGCACACATTTGACTATAGGTCATTTTATCAGTCTTTGGGTTCACATCATCTGCACCATATCCAGGCACAGTCCCCTTGAAGTTAGGCGTAGCACTGTCAAACAGATACTTTGTATCATCTGCTTCAGATAAAGCCTTTATCTGCTCATCAAGACCGGTAATGTTACCGTCTTTATCAAGTTTAATATTTTCCATATCAAGCATTGCTTTAACAGCTTTAGGTGTTTTAGCTTTGAAAGTAGCAAGAGCTTTATCAATGGCATTATTAATTTTAAGACTTTCAATTTCTGCTTTATGATTTTTAGCTTCATCTTTGTTCTGCTTTTCAAGTTCAGCAATCTTAGCAGTTAAATCTTCATTGCCTTTTGCACTATCTTTAAGCTCTTTTAGCTGATTATCTCTATCAGCTATTGTAGCATTAGCTGTCTTTAATTCAGCCTTTAGCTCGTCATAATTAGCCTTGGCATTCTCAATATCCTTGCCGTTTTCGGTCATAATCTTATCGACTATTTCTTTTTCAATGCCCAAATCCTCTAAAAATTTTCTTTTCATTTTTATCAATTCCTTTCAATACGATTTTTTACGAGGTTTCACCTCTTATGAATAAATTGCTCTTATTTTACGCCGTATTCAGGGCATAAAATAAGAGCAAGATTTGACCTTTGCTCTTATTGATACAATATAATTAGATTTTCTGTCAGTTTAGTAAATTTAGTAATGTTAAATAGTCTCGAGATTTTAATAGCCCAATGGAATCATCTCCTTTTTTATTATAGTTTAATTTGTAGCAAACGCTAAAACCCTACTTGTTGACTACTGTGTTGCTCGTGCAAGTATAAAATATACTTTTCGCACCCAAACAACTAAGTTTTTTTGATACAAAGTATACGGCGAACAGAGCTAGTAGGAATCGAACCTACACTAAAGGAGTCAAAGTCCCTTGCCTTACCATTTGGCGATAGCCCTATATTATGTTCAACTTGCCAAGCAACAAAAAAGGACAGCCTAAAACTGTCCTATTGCTCTTGTTTATTGTGTTTTTTTAATTTGCTGATAACTTTTATTTATGAGGTCGCATTTTGCTACCCCATTATTTTTACATTAAAAAAGCACCCTTTTCAGAGTGCTAAAAAGCTAATTTACTGGTAATCAAGCTTTGTATATATTCGTCATCACCATGATATTTGGTAATACCTAAAATATCCAAAGCTGCAATTGCAATATTGGAAATCGGAATACCCATTAATATAATTTCTGTATTGCTAACCAACTTTTTAAGTTCATCAACAAAAACAGTATCCGTAATACCCTGCTGTGTTCCTGCGATAACTGCATTCGCAACCATAATTTGAGTTTTAGAAGAAATCCCTTTAAGAATGGTTTCTCTATCACCCTTATACATAGCATCGATACTATATTTTAAATCAGACATACCTCTTCACCTCTTCATTTCTCAGAGCTTCTAATCTTTTAATCATTTCTTCTCTAACATCTTTAGGTAATTTTTTAGCTATCTCTATTTCTACTTGATAGGCATCAATTTCTCTTTTTGCACATTTTTCCGGGTCTGACAAAACTCTAAGCCCTAAAAAGCCATCAGCTCTATCATCACAAAAATGCTTGTATTCGTGAGACCAAGCACTAAAACTTGCACCTTTTTCCATAACTATATTTCCTGGCTTACCCGGTAGTGCGGGTGGAAAATAACCCATTGCACCCTCTCTATACTTGATAATAACACCATTCGAGATTAAATCAGCCATAATGTCAGCCAATTCGTCAGGATGTGATTGCTCAGCGGCACCCATTACTTCTCTCATAGGGTCATCAACAGTTCTAAAACTTGCACCTATTGACTTTATTATATCATCATTATTTACACTTGTAAACTTGTCATTACTAACAAATTTTTCTTTCCAATCTGTGTATGACATATCATCTACATAGATTGTTTTTCCATTTTCATCTCTAGTAGCTCTTTTTCTACCTTGCTTAAGTAACTCATCTGTAACTTCCGGTATTGTAGTACCTCGGCATCTAGGGTGGAACGGTGGTGCTGTTATCCCTATTTCAAACTCATTTCTATTAAAGATTTTACTATCCATACCAGCACACATATCACAAGTTTTACCATCTAGTGTTTCTAATACCCTATACTTTTCAACTCCTAATTCATCATAGCTGTCCATTTCCGCCCTTGTACATATCTGGGCTGTTTCAGTACGAATAAGAGTATTGCAAGCTGACTGGGCTATACCACTTTCATAGCTTAATTGTCTTGCAAGTTTTTTAGGGTCTGTACCTCTAACACACCAATCTGTTAATGCTTGTTGAAGTTTATTTGTCAATTTAGGTCTGTATGTACCCCATATCCTGTCAGAAAAATTAGAGCCGTCTGACGCCCAAGGCTTTTCAAGTATTGTTTTAAGTTTTTTCTCGTCAACTTGTGCAAAACTAAATCCCACACCAATACCTTTTTGTACTTCAAATGCCGTTCTGTAATAAACATCGTTATACACATTCGATAGTGTTTTTGTGACATTTTCTGTAATATCGGCAAAAGCTTTATCACAGAAAAGCACCATTTGCATTTTAATAGCATCAAGTCTAGTGATATGATATTTTGCACTTGCGTTTTCAAGTTCTTTGTCCCAGTTTCCCAAGTAGCTGTTAGCATAGCCTTTTCTTATGTATTCTTCAACATCCCATCCAAGTTCTTTTAGCTCTTTATTTGTAATAGCTTTTTTGGCTTCGGCTAAAGTCATATTGTTATTATCAGCAAAACGCTTTAACCAATATGTAATGTCTTTATCAATTTGAACAACCGCATTGTCTATTAATTTCATAGACTCGGATATACACTTTTGAGCTTCTACATTAGACCTTTCTTCTAAAGTTTTAAATCTCTTAGCCCAGTATTCACTATTTTCCATTAGTCATCATCCTTAGAATTCTTATCTTCTGCTTTTCTTGATATAGGAAAGCCGTAACTTTCAATATTGTCTTCCTTTTGCTTCTTGAGCTTTTTAAGCTCGGCCTGAACATCGCTAACCCAAGGGTGTTGTGCAATAACTGTTTCATTCGATAAGATATTTTGAGATTTAGAGCAGTTATCAATAGCTTCACTTTCATTAATAAGAATATTTCTATTGAATACTATATCTACTTTTTCATTTTTAAAATCACCCTGTTTTGTCTGTAAAAGATAAGTATTTACAAACCACAATAGTTTTTGTAAACTGGCTTTATACTCTGTTTCCATCTTGTTAGCATCTAAATCAATATCAGAATACATACTCTGTATGTTCATTTGATTTGCATTACCAGACAATCTATCATCTTTAGCATCATAACCCATCGCATTTTCGATAATTGCTTTTTTCAAAAGGTCAATAATAACCTTATAATTTTCTGAATTAACTTCAATATTAAGAGTTTCTACGCCCCCACCTGAGCCATCTATGTTTCTTACCTTTACAGCACCGTATGTTGCCAAATTTCTTCTGAATTCTCCTAAATTTTCACCGTCATAATTCTTTAAAACCAAAATGGTGTTTCTTACATCTTCTTCCATAGCATTAGTATAATTACTAAGCATTATATTTAACGCATCTTGTAAGCCTTTTACTCGTTTTAATAGGGATTGCTCGTTTCTATTAGATTTAAACGCTATAAGAGGTATTTTATCCCAACCTAAACCTGTATCTCCAGCATAAAAATAAGGCACCTGCCAATCTACTCCGTCTGGATATATATTCCCCCCATCCTTAATAAATTTTGTAATGCCTTTCTTGTCATAAACTTCTATTTTCAGTATTTCTTTTTCAGTTTTCTTATCATACACAAGCATAGGATAAACGCGAATAGCATAATTAAGCTTTGTATGTTCTTCGTCTGCCCAACCAGGCAATACCTGCCAGGGCTTGATGCGACGCATATTTAATTTGCCATTTTCATCATATCCGACAAATAACCATGCAATACCACAATTAAGGCTATCTTCTGCTATAGATTGTATGAGCCTGTCAAATTCGGCATCAAATATATAATCGTTTAATAATTTAGAATACATTTTATTTTCAGTATTAAACATTATCTCTTTACCAAAGAGATAATTAACTTTTTGGTCGATTATCTTACTGTATTGATTATTTACAATTCGATTATTAGGTAAGTTATCAATCTGCACAAGTTCTCCATTTGGACCTATAGCTGTTCTCTTTAAATTTAATATGTCGTGCTTACTAACGTAGTAATTATATCCTTTTATCATATCAAATCTTTTGGGACTTGACATAAATTTATTAAGCTCTCGTCTTATAAAATCTAAATCAGTTATTTGGTTCTCAGCACCTTTTTTTATAATATCATTAATGTAGGGTGTCAACCACCCTGCAAATTGAAAATCAAACATTTCTATCACCTCTATTCAAAACTAAAGGTATCTCCAACGAGAATCTTACCTAGTGCATACCGCATAGCATCCATACCGTGCGAAAATTCGTGGTCGGGCTTGTCTGTTGGTTTTCCGTCTTTATCCGTTGCCCAACAATAGTTTTGTATCTCTTTTTTAAATTCAGGGCAGTTATCGTGAACCATAATTTCATAATTTTGTATCAGCTGAATACCATGGTTTACGCTATCTTTACCTTTTCGTGATGGTTCTGCTTTTATCCCTTCTTCTTGCAATTCAGCAATTGATTTTGGTTCGGCACAATCACAGACAATATGCTGACCACTATAACCTTTATTTTTAATCGCTTGTGCAATAATTTTATTTGTCACACCTGTTTTATACCACTCATCAAAGACATAAATCTTCATTGCTACATTGTCTATAAGCAGGCATACAAAAGCATTAGGGTCCGTAAATCCAAAGTCAAGGCCAAATCCAGATTTGATTCCTGAGATTGTTCTAATTTTATCAATATCAAATGCTTCAAATCTTACTTTTTCATATATCAGACCTTCTGCAATGCCCCATTCACCGTCGCCTTCAATTCTGTATCGGCGAGGATTGTTCCGCTGCATTTTCAAGAAGATGCTCCTATCTGCTTCATCTAGCCATTCATTTTGCTTCCATGTAGTTGTCTTTGTAAATATATCGTCATCTGTCACATCAAAAAAGCGAGCTTTTAACCAAGATGTTGCTGACCAAGGGTTAAATGTTAATGTTATTTGTTTAAAGTATCCATCAGGCACTTCACCACGAATAGACATATCAAGTTTGTTAAAGTCATCTTCGTTACTAATTTCATAGGCTTCTTCAATCCATACAAAACAAAGAACACCATAATCAACAGAAATAGATGTAATTTTCAAACCATCATCAAGACCTCTAAATAAAATCTTCTGTCCTGTAGACTTTCTGACAATCTGCATAGGTGAAACAGTACATTCAAAAAAGGCATCTAAGCCCAACCTGTGAATTGCCCATTTCAAATCTGAAAAGACAGAATCACGCAAGGTGTTTGAGTACCTTCTGACACACAATCCGTTTGCAAGTGGATATTCCATCAACCTATAAATCATGTTTAAGGCTGTTGTCTTTGATTTTTTTGAACCTCTGCTCCCTTTGCATACTCTGTATCTTTGCTTTGTGTTCCAAAAATCAGCATAGTTCTTTCCAACTGCTTCTTGCAACGATACTTTCATGGTATCACCGCCTATTCTTTCAAGTCGTTTACAAGCATGACTGGCTCAACTTCCAAGTTCACACTCTCTTTAAACAAACCATACCTCTTGCCAAGTAGTTCAGCAGCCTTTAATCTTTCCTTTTCGTCAGGTGCTTTGTTCATTCTTCTTGCATCTGAACAACCATCACCAGTTCCTTCGATAACAACAATTTCTGATTGAGATTCGCCACGCAAAACAGATGTAAGATATTCCATGACTTCTTTCGCATCGGCAATTTTTTCTGAACTGATTTTTTCAAGTTGTTTATTGATATATTCCTGGACCTTAGCAATTCTTAGCAATTTAGCAGCACATACCGCAGCAGAACTATCTTTTTTTACATTTGGATAAGCTTTTCTATATGCCCTAGTAGCATTACAATCAATTAAATATTCATCACAAAATTTTCTTTGTTTGTCAGTCATTTCATCTTCACCTACCTTTCATAGCATAAAAATAAGACACCCTTTTCTTTAAAGGATGCCTTAACCTAACATTTCATATTATAGTATACTATAATATGAAGGTGGGATTCAAGTGGGTTGCAGTGGGAACTTTTCTTCAAATGCTTGTAAAGCAGATAAGTGAATTTCTTTAATATAGTCATATGAGAATTTCATTTCCTGTGCAGCTTTTCTTAAATTTTTACCGTCAACATATACAATGTTTAAAATATCTTTGTGTTTACTATTGTCTAGTTGCTGTATTTGATTAATTATTTTTACTCTTGTTTTGATAAGCGTATTTTTCATTAAATCAAGTATTTTTTCTTCTTCATCAATCTGACTAAATATTTTTGCAAATTTATCTGGTTCAACTGAACTTTGTACTTTTTCTTCTTCATAACTAATACCTGCAATATCTAAAGAATCTTTTAATCTTTGTATGTACTCTTGCTGTTTCTTAACTTTGATATTTTGTTCTTTTATTTGTAATAAATATTCTTTTATTGTCACATTAAACACCTTCTTTTATTTCTTTAACAAAAGTTCAACATAGTCATAAATCTTGAACCGTCTTAAAGGCTGTAATTTACTAG